ACAAGGCTCACAGTCTCCTCGATGGACACTTTGCCCTAGAGGTGGGAGGTAAAAAGAATCCTTTGAAGTCATACATTAATGCAAAGGAAACGAAGTCACCACCAAGGGACGTTATCAGCAGCGATTTAATTTTGATTGACTCAATCATTGGGCAGATCAGCAAAGTAAACAGTAAGTACCCTTTAGTCTTGAAATGGTTTTACAGCACCGGGGACATGAAGAGAGTAGCAAAAGAGGCAAGCGTTAGCCTGACCAAAGCAAGGGAACTGAAGAATACTGCATTTGATTTGGTGCAAGTTTTATTGGATGAAAAATTAGGAAAAAACTATGCGTAAATTGTGGGAAAAGATTAAAAAATGGTTGGGCTTGACCTCTGAGGTAGAACCCCCAAAAGCCAAGCCTCGAAAAGCTAAAAAGAAGAAAGCCCTTTAGCAAAATCTAAGAGCTTTTTTCTAAACTGAGGCAAGACATACACCTCAACCTTAACGAGTCCCTGCCTTCTGCGTTTCGCCCTATGGCGTTGAACCCGGTCACGATTGAGCCGGGCTTTTTTCTCTTCTTTAGTTTCGTTCATGCCTCAACACCTTCTAAAGCTGCTTGAGCCTCTTTCTTGGCTCGCTCAACTTCAATTTCAGATAAGTTATCAGCAAACGATTGTGCATCTTTGATTGCTCTTTGAGCTTGCTCTTCTGTCGGTGCTGAAATCGCAAGTTTCAGTGCCAAAACAAGCGCATCGTAAAAATTATCAATCAGTATTGATTTCATGAGTTCGCCTCCAAAACTTTTTCGAGGTCAGCAATGCGCTGCTCAAGCTGCGCTATATTCTTTTCGTGTCCAGATTCGTTATCGAGTGCGTGGAGGTGCGAATAGAGATTGTCTAGTTCGTGGTCAATCCTATCTATCATTTGTGCTTTGTCAGTCATACAATTTTTCCCCTTAATTTATTTAACTTACTAACAGCCCATGCGTTGCTCTGCTAACGCCCATGACTGATCTTCTGCTTCTAACATTTTCATCTTTAAAAGTTGCTGCTCTAATTCTTCACGATGCTTGGTTTCCAAGCGTGAAATGTCATAATCTTGGACAGTCGTTCTCCCATCGCATTGAGGACAAGTAACATCATAAACGCCTGAAAAATAATTTTTGTAGAACTCGTCCCGGTCATCTGGATGAATCTCGTCAGCAGTCATGCCATTGAATGCAGGATTGCCAATGTTGCCCTCACCTTTACAGGTCGGACAAACTACCCATTTTTTAGGAAGTTTGTATTCTGTTGTATCTTCCGATTGCCACCTCCCATCTATAATTAAATATTCAATGTCGCTATCCATACTCTTTTCCCTTGATTTATTTAAGTTACAAGGATGATAATACACCATTACAGGTAATGCAATTAATTTAGTGCAATTAAATAAGGTATTTTTCTGCACTAACTTTTGCGCAGTTAAATCGTGATACCAGTTAATAATAAGCCCTACCCCTACCCCTAAACCTACTCTCCCTCCTGCCCTTACACCTATCCCTATACCCCCCCCTACCCAAAAACGTTTACAGCCCTTTGTTTATGTACGTTTTAAGAGAAGTGCTTGGCAAAGAAAAAGGTTTGCAACACGTTTTTTATAGTGTAAGGTATGTGAAGGTGCGACTGCTGACTCTTGACCCCTTGAGGGAGTCTCAGCGCACCGATGCATGAATCACCTTTTCATTGATGACATGACGGGGGAAAGTTCTCCCTTCCCCCTGATTGTTTCGGGAATCCCATGACAAAACGAGTCGAAAGAAAACTCAAAAAAATAGCGAAGTCTCTCAACAAGGCAAGCCGAACTCATAAGGGCCAAGCCAGAGAGATCAACAAGATCGTGAAGAAGAAAGCGAAGACTAGGCGCAGGAAATGAGTAGACGTATCCTCATTGACCCTCATAGGAATAGTTCACAAAATCGGAGCTATGGACAGAACGTCACAACTGAGATGCTTTACAAAGTAGACTTCAGTAATGCAGCCTCAGATCAAAGTACGTCAGTTTCAGGCGTAACAGCGGAAAGTAAAGGCAGACAAGGGCTTACCCTCACAACTCCCTCAGTTAGTAGTAACGTTGCTAGTTTTTACGCAAGCTCGGCTCATTCTGGGGATGGCGTGATAAAAGTGACTGCGACTTATGCCAACGGAAAGAAAGACGCCAGCTTTATCAAAGTGAAGGTAAATAATCCAACAGACCATAGGCATTTTTGATGCAAAAAAAACTGACCGATCGGCAAAAGACAGCTTTAAAAAATCACGCTAAACATCATTCCGCTAAACACATGGCGATGATGCGTAAAGAGATGAGGGCCGGAAAGACTTTTTCAGCAGCCCACAAAAAGGCACAAAAGATGGTCGGCAAATGACAGAAGAGTTGAAGGGCAGAATTGAGATATTAGAACAGCAGCGAAACGATGCTTTGAATCAATGCGTTTTGCTTGGTGGGCAGATCAAACAAATGATTGAACAGATCGAAGCATTATCAGAGAAGTTAAAGGACTCAGAAGATGGCAATGACCAGAGCGCAGACGAATCGGAAGATTAGACAAGACAGTCTGCGAGAACAACTTGCCAACCAGAAGCACATTGAGCAAGTCGTTGAGTCCATTAAAAAATTAGAGGAGCTGGACACTGAAATGGACAGTGTTGCAGTAAGTCGGATCAAAGGAGCCATCGACAGCAGGATTAAACTTGTAAGCAAGTATCTACCTGATCTCAAGAGCATTGAGCTTTCTGGGGATGAGGATTACCCAGTACAAATAGCCGCCTATGAAATCCAATTCAGTGACACCCCTGAAACGTAGGGTTCCGACAGCATTTAGAGAACTGTACGAGCCTCATAGGATCAAATGCTATTGGGGAGGGCGAGGAGCCGGGAAGTCTGTACAGATGGCGTCAGCCCTTCTTCTAAAGGGAACAGAAAGCCCAAAAAGAATTTTATGCGCCAGAGAGATCCAGAGATCAATCAAAGATTCCGTTCACTCTCTACTGGCATCAAGGATTGAAGCGTTAGGACTTGAAAGGTTCTACGAAGTAACTCAGAACGAGATTCGTGGAGTAAACGGCACGACGTTTATATTCACTGGACTTCTTGCAAATATCCAGTCAATCAAGAGTATCGATAACATTGACCTCTGTTGGGTAGAGGAGGCAAGTTCAGTCAGTGAGAACTCTTGGAGGACTTTGATACCTTCAATACGAAAGCCTGATTCAGAGATATGGGTGAGCTTCAATCCAGAACACAAGACTGACGCAGCCTACCAGAGATTTGTTCTGCATCCACCGCAAAACGCAATGGTGAAGAAAGTCAGCTACCGGGACAATCCGTATTTCAGTCAGACAACGCTCCCAGAAGAGATGCAAATCCTTAAAGATCAGAACGAGGAAGAATATCTCCATGTATATGAGGGCGAGCTAAAACAATTCGTGGATGGCAGCATCTACAGAAATCAACTCAAGCAAGCTAGAGACGAGGGCAGGATTTGTTGGTTCCCGGTTGAGAGCTTAGAGGTGCATACATTTTGGGATCTCGGTCGTAACGATTCGACTGCAATATGGTTCATGCAGTCGCTTGGCAAAGAACTGAGATTCATTGATTACTATGAACACCGCTTGGTGGACTTGGATCACTATGCTCATGTCCTCAAGGAAAAAGGCTATCTGTACGGAACGCACTACCTTCCTCACGATGTTGAGGTGATCTCGCTTGGAAGTAACAACCGAAGCAGGAGAGACATCTTGGAAGGCTTAGGAGTGCATCCGATAACAACTGTTCCGAGGATAGCAAGCGTTGAAGATGGTATAGCGATGGTTCGAGATAAATTTAAATCTTGCTGGTTCCATGAGGAAAATTGTGAGGCTGGCTTAGAAGCTCTCTCAAACTACCAATACCAGTTTGACGAAAAACACGACACATTCAGAAAAGTGCCTTTACACAATGCAGCAAGCAATGGGGCCGATGCCTTCAGGATGTTTGCACAAGCATTTGAAGAAGACAATTATATTCAAGAACTCGACTTTGCAAGTGAGTGGTGATGAAACGAAATAGCGAAGAACAAAACGAGATCGTAAAAGAAGCGTTAGAACGCTTTGAAACTGCGTCAGATGGGTGGAGCGATATCTATGAGCAATCCGTAGCGGATGTTTCTTTTATTGATGACGATGAGGGCCAGTGGGAGGATTCAGTACGAGAATCACGACACAATCGTCCTTGCTTAACTTTTGACAAGCTTTCTGCATCCGTTGACCGAGTTGTTGGAGGCCAGATGGCACAAATGCCCTCAGTCAAAGTCAGAGCCGCAGAGGAGGGCGATGAGGACATAGCTGAAGTCTACCAGGGGTTAATACGTCAAATTGATCAGAGAGGCATACAAGCCTTTAAAACGGCATTTAAGTTTGCGGTTAAGTCCGGGTGGGGCTGTCTACTGGTGGATCACGACTACATCGATGACGTTTCTCTGGATCAGGATATTATCCTCCGAGAGATCAAGAATCCCTTTTCTGTACTTCTTGACCCGATTATCCAAGCGCAGCACGTTCAAGAGGCTCGGTTTGGCTTTATGTTCGAAGACATGGAGCGTAAAGAGTTTGAAAGGCTTTACCCCGAAGCAGAG